TCATTTTACCATAGTGTAGTTTCATTAGTATCCTCCAAGGCATTCGTTGCGTGTGTGATATAAACGAATCTTCATTAAAAGTTTGCGGGTATTAGCATTGATGAGTTCTCCACAAGCACCACAATTAATATCCCACTCACCAGAGAAAAAATCATATCTTGCACCATACTTCTGTTTGGCATATTTGGCTATACGAAACTCAGTAAAAGGATCTGGTATTTCCATGTTCGTAATCATAATTTAGATACAAACTGAGCAGCCATCTTAAGTCCCTTAACTAAACCATCGTGGTAGTCTTGATTCTTAATTACCTTAGCGGTGTCCCAAACACGATAAGACTCTTTGTTGAGTAGGTCAGATATTTCTTGATTGGTCATATGGACTCAATAGTGGTTAGACAAACCACCTTCGTAATGTTCATTTTAGGTTCTTCTGCTTGTGCCATTGCTCTGGCTTCTTTTTCAGTTGAGGCAAAGATATCAAGATCAAATGCCGTAGCGTAATCTAATAAGGATACTCTGAATATATGCATAGTACAAGTATAGCAAAATTGGCAGGGTATGTCAAGTCTTAGGAAATAAGAGCAACAGAATAATGGCTAAAGCAAACATCTGCAACTATATAGTCATCACGATCTACAACTACGTCATAATGAGTAGAAGGCTTATCACAAAAAAAGCATTTAGATTCTTTCATATATTTATTATACCATGCCGTGACTAGACAAAAACTCTGGATATGTCATTTCTTGACCGTAATAGTCTATTTTTTCTGTACTTTGATCAAATTGTCTTTTGTATGTGTGTCCGTGGTTAGCCCTCATTGTTTTATATACTATATCTGGGTTGTCCTTAACCCCATTTGAAAAACATTCGTGGATAATTTGCTGATTGGGTCTATTCCTTGGACCTTCATTTTCTTTTATTATATTTTCAACACAGGATTTTAGAATTTTTGAACCTTTGACAGCAGCAAAGTTTGCATTGTTGGTATGCTCTTGTTTTTCTGTCATTGTACAGACAAGATCAATATGGCTTGGTAATCCATCTAAGATATAGTCCATTGGGGTGATACAAAATGAGTCCATATCTGCATAGACTCCCCCTTCATTTTTTATAATAAGGTATCTCCAGATATCTGCTTGGTGTGGTTTCATCACATGATTGTAGATTTTATAAAGTTCTGGGCTATTATCTTTTACATACTTTGATCTCTGAGCAAAATCGTGATAGATGTACTCCCATCCTGGATTTAAGTTCCGCCAGGACATAGATGTTTGTTTAAACCATTCTGGCAATTCTTCGTACTTATACTCGTGAGTTTGAAAAATTATTTTAGGGATCATCTTATCATTATACCTGATATATGTTTTAAAGTTCGGCGCAAAATAGAGGGCTATATACCTAAATATGCCCTACACGGGCAATAATGGTTACTTTTCCTAAAATGCGGGGAATAGAAAGAACTCTTCGTAATGGTATACTGATACTATGGAACCAGTAAAGGTTATAAAGAACTTTATATCATTAGAGGATGCAACTATCCTAATTGAATATATGGACAAGAACGCCCATTCCTTTTCATCAAATAAGACTAAATTGTGGTTTAAAAAATTCTTTGGAATAGATGATATATATAGGCGTGGGAGTGGTATGGCTAAACCTATCATTGATGGTTTGGGAGAGATTACAGATTTGTCAATTAGGATTGTAAAAGATACAAAAAGTGTTGTCTTACAGCATTTTGATGACACAGACCCCATATTCTTAAACTCTTTCTGGCTTGCTAAGCACCTGCCAGGAGATAATGTATCAGCACACGTTGATACAGAAGATGGGGCTAATCCACAATTTTTCTATAGTTCTATTCTTTATCTAAACACAGTTGAGTCTGGTGGAGCACTAGATTTTCCAAACATGAACCTATCCTTTAAGCCAGAAGCCTGCGATCTAATTATCTTCTTATCACACGGCGAAGATATGCTACATGGGGTAGAAAATATTGGAGAATACAGGTATACGATGCCTATGTGGTTTACTAAGGATAAAAGCCTAGAACTAAAATTTGCGGGGGATCTAGAGAAGTCATCGTAATCCCTAGTAGTAATACATCACCTATCAGATAGACAGGTAAGGCACACAAAGGGTTCATCATCTGGTTTGATATATAATTGATCACATTGAGTACAGGCTACCCTATAGCCCATAAACTTAGAATATGATGATTCGAACTTATTCATTGGATTATTGTATCATAGTTATCCACAGGTTTATCCACAGAAATATGTTACTGATTATATATTTAGACAGTCTAGAAGTGGAGTGAAGTGGAGGATAGTGGAGAAGGGAGCATTTCTATAGATGCATCGTAATCTTTCTGACGGGCCAAACCCCAAACCCCCAAACCTTATATCCCCCTTATACCACATATGAATCATATTGTCAAACCATTGTATACAGGGTTTGGGCATTATACACCTTGAAACAAGGTTTGTCAAGCCCATTTACTGTGCAAAACCTCATATAAAATTTGTCCGAATTTGCTCAGAAAATAAAGAAAACCTTTATAAAAATATATAAAGGTTTGGAAAAGTTTTAGAAATCAGGAAATAATTTATAGTGGTTTGTTATGGTGTATATACTATAGGGGATTGTGGGTATCATCTTGATCCCCTGGCAAAATCGCCTGGTACGGGGAAGAATTTTCGCCCATCGTAATCTTATTTTCAGAAATATCTTCTGCAGAATTTGCGCGGGATGGGAAGAATGCCTTTAAAGTAACAACACTATACAACATACCACATAGACCAACAATGGCTTTATCAAACCCTATAGAGTCATGTTCTTCATCATGTCTATGGGATTTGTTCTTATACATTTGAGCAAAATGATCTCTGGCCATGGTTATATTATACACCTGATATAAGGTTTGACAAATAAAGGTTTGTATGGTATAAGGTTTGGTACGGGGAAAAGAAATCGTCCTTCGTAATCTTATTCTGGGGAAAATAAAGGTTTGATCGTAATCTTATTCCAGAGAAGGTTTTGCACCATATGTCTGGTTTGATATAATTTCCTCGGGGGAAAATCTCAGGGCAGGACTTACTCCCCTGGATTTTTCTTTGCGTAGGCAAATTCCAAAACCGTTGTAAGGTTAATCTCTTCCAAACCATCAACCTCTGCTTCAGTGATCTCTAATAGTTTAAACATCATATCAATGCTTTCCTCTACATACTGTTCACCAAGCGGCGTAAGGCTGGTAACCAAACCTTCTGCCAAGTAGTATGCCATTGGTACACCAATGTCATTGTAATCCATAAAGGCACTAAAGTTATCATCATCACGGAAATCAATCCATAGTTGACCTAGTATGCCTGTCTTATCTGCGAACTCCATTTACGGGTCCTTTCATCTCTAACATAAGTTTATCATACTCTTCCATAGATGTCAAACTCAAAACCTCTAGTCTGTGGTAATTTATTAGTGGTAGGTTTCTTACTATGTAAAATCCTACTCTTTCTAAATCTACCGCAAAATCTTGGGTCAGGAGTTTTCCTATTTGTTCTGCTAATCTTGTTTCCTTATTATGGGTTGCCGTTCGTCTTATTGAATAAGCCATAGTCGTCTCCTCTATTCCATTGTACCAAAAAAGTAGGGGGAGCGCAAGCCTACGAAAACCTACGCTCCACCCTGTTAATCTAAGGGACCCATTCCTTAGATCTGCTCAGCCAAAACCTTTGGGGCATATGCATTAATAAAATCTATCCAAGCGATGACATTTCCATTGTAATCAATGATAGTCTCTTTAGCAATGTCTATTACCACGGTGGTATCACCTAAATCAAAGTTGCTGCCAGTGATAGAATAAATACCAAACCCTGTCTCGTCCAAGATAGAGTCTTGCATTAAATAACTAATCATCATACGGTTGAAGTAGGCATAATCACTCCACCTAGGCTTTGAATGCTGCAGGGCCATTGCTAGGTCCCGTTGCCATTCAGTCTCACCCCAGTGGCTATAAAGTACTACAGAGGCCTCGTCTTCAACATCTTTAAATACGTAGTGGATCCGTGCTCCCATTATTCTTCTCCCTCAATATAGTCTAATACAACAACTGACATGTCTGCCCAAATTTCTTTGGCCAGCGCTACTTCATCCTGTTCAACTTCACTAAACATAACAAAGTTCATATAGGCACCGCTTGGCTCGTGAATGAGTTCTACTGTATATTCGTTCATTTCTTTTCCTATTCGCACTCAGGGCAAATCCTAGGCGGAACCTTGCCAAAAAACTTAAATCCGCAATCAGGACAAGTGAAAACAGAAACCTTAGTTTCTTGTTGCTCTCTAGCAATCATGTCTTTTACTGCTTGGTCGTGGTCGTATTCCTCTGTCATTTTGTATCCAATCCTACTAGGGTCATTTCTTCAAGTGTAGCACATTGTGGGCATTTATACAAATCGTGCTCATCAAAGGCATCTCTGATAGTATTATCAGGGTCCTCAAACTCTGCACTGCAGCCCTCACAGTAAAACCAGTTATAACTAACTCGTATCTGAATATCAGTATCAGGAGGGCAAGGCACCTCAGTGATGAAGTATCCTAATCTATTTACAAATCCCCAGCCATTCCAGACATAGGACCCACCGTCGTCTCCATCTCCATACATCCAGATTTTGTCAGGGGATTGAGACTTAACAAAGGCTACCTCATCACCATATGTTTCAAACATAATGCCACCATAGCCATTGTCAAAGGAGGCATTGTTGTCTATATGATTAACGATTGGCTTGTATGTATCACACCACTCATCAAAGTCCATCTCAATAAAGTTATTCATATTCAGATTCCAAACTTACAGGAGAGATGTACTCCTTGTCAAAGATGAGTTCATAGGCTACTGCTAGCCCTTGTAAGAAGCCGTCAGCCTCAGTGCGTTCCATAGACAGCATGGCGTCACTAAAGTCGCCTTCTTCTTCTGTCTTGGCTATCTCTAGAAAGTCTAGACTAGCCTTATCAATCAACTGCTCTAACATTTCTTGTGGGGTCATTGGGTCTCCTCTATGTGTTTTCTGTCTATAGATAAATTATAGGTCATAACATAGCAGTTTGTCAAGGCCTCAATGTATCCCTGCAAAAACCTATCAGGATTATCTTTCATTGCCTCTTCACAGTCCAGCATTTCTTGTTTAAGATAGCCGTGCATTAGATCTATTAGTGGTATGGATGTATCCTCTAGTGACTTAGTTAAATAGTCAGGGATAAAGGGGTACTTATCGCTCATCACTATTTCCCTCCAGTACTGATAAGAAATGGTAGCAAGCAAGCATTTGTCCAGTAGTAGAGACATCCTCTAACTCTAAGTCCTTATACTCATCTGAGTCAAGGTCATCATAGAAGCCCATTTGTTTCTGTAGTTCCTCAGAGTCTTGCTCCAAGGATAGCAGGTGCAGTTTGATATATTCTTTGAATGTATTTAGGTCCATATATCAATTATACGGGTTGGTGTTGATTTTTACAAGTTGACGGGGTGTGACATTGGTCACAGGGATCTCAGGCACGGTAGCGTCTTCATAACTAATATAGTTCATCATTCTGCCACAGGCACACTTCATCTTCATTTCCCCCAGGGGAAAGCCAAAGCCATCCCTAGCAGTAAACTCAAGGAGAGCGTCACACTCATCAGGGTCACAAACAAATGTATATTTACTCCACATTAGTCAAAGTACCCTTCTGCCCATAGGCCTTGTAAGAAGTCTTGTGCCATTAGAATACCTTCTTTGTCATTAGGGTCAGTTACATACTTGTATGAGTTATGAACGGCATTGCTCATCTTATCTAAATCATCAATTGTATAGCCTAGCATTATGCCACCATTTCTGTAAGAGTTAGCCAAGTAGTGCAATACTTACAGTGGTCCATTTTTAGAGGGGATACAACAGAGTGAGTACTATCAATGATAGCCTCAATCTTATCTAGTACATCATCTAATGTCATTCTCCTACCTCAATTCCTGCATAGTGGGCAATAGTATTTAATGTAGTGTGGATATGGCAGTCGCATGCCTCTCCACCCATATTTTCTTCAAACTCTAAGTGAGAGTAATTGCTTTCGTATATTTCATTGATTAGGTCGTCAATAGTGTTCAAGCATATTCCTTTTCATAGGCGGGGAGTGAGGTTACTACTAATTCTAGCATTTCGTCAGGGTATCTGTCAAGCACCCAATTAAGGGCCTGTCCAGCAGTCTTAAAGTCAGAGGCAGTAGTGCTCTCCCCATAACCTTGAATGGTTGCTTC